CGTCGGCCGCGGTGACCTTGTCGCCGGACATGTCCGCAGCGCAGCGCAGCATCTGCTCGTGGGATTCGCCGAAGCTGTCGCGCTTGGCGGCCATCTTGCGCTGCTGCTGGAATTCCGCGGCGGCCAGCGCGTCGGCGCTGACGTTGACCATCTTGCCGGTGACCGTGGCCGGGGAAATCTGGGCGACCATCGCGACGTGGCCCATCATCTCTTCCAGCAACGCGTTGTACGGTTCGACCGTGGCCGCCGGGAGCGCCGAGGCCTTCACGTCGGGATCTTCGAAGGCCCAGACCCGGCGGGCGCTGGCTTCCAGCACTTCGGATTTGGTGCCAGACCAGCCAGCGATCACCTTCTGCGGGAAGGCGCCGAAGCGGGCGACGACCAGCCGATCGAAGTTCACTTCGTTGATGGCGCGCTGCAGCGTGATCAGCGGTTCCACTTCGCCCACGATCATGTCGTCGGCATCGCGGCCGTTGACGTAGCGGACCACCGGGCAGTAGTCGACGCGATGACGTACCGGCGCCTGGTCTTCGTCCAGGATGGAAATCGGAAACAGGTTGTTGACACGCTCAGAATCGTTAAATGCCAAGTGCGGCAACACCGGTCCAAGGTTTAGCGGGTAGACATAGGTGTCATCGAAGAAGTTGCCCCTGCGCGTGGGCCGCCCGCCGGTGGTGTCAATCCAGGTCTCCAGCGCGTACTGCGGCCACAGATCGATCTGCGGGTCAGCGTAGACGCTGATCAGCTGGCGCGGGCTACGCGGCCGGAAGACGGGCCCATCCTTGCCGGGCGTGATCGGAACATAGGACACGCCGTAAGTCAGTGCGGGTCGGTAGATTTCACCTTGCCGCGCGTCCATACGGTTGCGCTGCCAGTTGTCCCAGGCGGGCAGATTCTCCAGGCTATTGGCGGTCCTGTAGCCGATGACCGACAGGTTCTGTGCGAAGCTGTCGCGGACCAGGCCCAGCACGTTCTTGATCGACAGCCGCGCGATCGACTTCACTTCAGAATCGGCCGCGTCCGGCAGCTGCGGAAACCCGATGCGGCCGTTGACGTAGTCGTGAATCCTGTTGAAAGACAACAGTTCCTGCTGATGCAATACCCACATCCGACTGACAATGCTGCGCATTTCGTCGATGTCGACGGCCATGTTATCCCGCGCCCAACGTGTTCAGGAATCGCCGGATCAGGTCCATCTTGTTTTTGCTGCCGGATCCAATGACAGCGATGGGCTGGCGCGTCTTGGCGTTGATGACGCTGCCGTGGGTTACGTTGCCGACTTCACTGTAGGAAAGGGACATCTGGACATCACCCTTCCTGAAAGTTGTTTCGCGCATACCGGATTCGTGGTCGGTGACAGTCCAACCGGCGTCGCGGGCAGCTTGCTTGGTCTGCTGTGAGCCCTTGCCCGACTTCCATTTGTCGGGCGCGTGCACGCGGCGGGAGTTATACATTTCCTGCTTTGTGGCGTGCCCCTGGCTGCCGCGGCCGTTGTTGCGCCGCCGCGGGTCGGCGGGCAGCTCATCGTTAACAAGCGATACGGGAACCACTTTGGTGTTGTAGCTTGCCACGTCGTTTCGGGCGGCAGCCTCAGCGTCAGCCAGCGATGTATGAAGACCACCCGCGGGTGGGATGATCTGGCCACCGGGATTACTCCAGTGATTGGCGGGCAGCGTTCGCACGATCGCGTGGGTAATCGGGTTCGCGGATTTGCGGGTAACCGTCTTGCCGTTCGGCAGTTCAAACGTGAAAACGTCTTGCGCTTCAACATGATTCGAATGGCGCTTGCCGGTCAGGCGTTCGTAGCGCTTGCTGGCCTCGGCGCGCTGCTGACGGGTAGTGCCGGTCAGCAATTCCCTCTCGGCCGACTTGATGCTGGATTCACGATTATGACGGTTCATTTCGCGCAGATCGTCAGCAGTCAGCCCGCGCCGTAGGGTCTGTTCCGGGGCCTGTTCCGGCGCCTGCGGCCGTTCTGCCTTCTCCCAGTGCCCGCCCAGTTTCGACAGCGGAACCCGCCGCGTCTGGGTCTGGCCGCCAGCCATGACAGCATGTGTCGGATCGCCCGTTACGGTGGCGATGTCGCCATCGATTCGGCGGATCGTCCAACGCTGCGAACCGTTACCGATCTGGACAACATCGCCCTTGATGAATTGCGTTGCCGCAGGTGGTGTTTCAGCTGGCTTCGCTTGGCCCTTTGAGCGCTTCAGGATGGCTTGGATCTTGGCCTCTGGCGGGGCCTTGTTGATGTCGGACTTCGGAAACCCTTTGTTGAATTGCTTTAGCTCGCTGCGAACTTCGTCCATCGTGCGGAATGGTGCGCCAACCTTCGTCGGGTCATGCGACCACGGCCGGTTTGCGACATAGGCGGCGATGGCGTCCGCGTCGTTGAATTCGGTTTCCAGCTTGTGGGCTGTGACCCCGGCGCGGCCGTAGGTATCTTTGCGAACCACAGTCGGCGCCGAGGTCGGGTAGGCCAGATCCTGGAAGGCCTTCACCTTGCCGTCGCGGGTGGCGCTGGTGACGCGGCCAACCACGATCTGGTCACCCTGCTGGGGATTGATACCGCTGTAGTCCATGCGCGGGGCCTGGAAGACGACCAGATCGCCCTTCTTGAATCCGGCGTGCGTCGACTGCGCTGGCCGCTTGATACCGGCGACGGGGCCCTGGCGGATGGCGCGCAGCGCGTCAGCGGCTTCTTGCTTCTTCGCCGCATCGTCGGCAACGGCGGGCGGCTTGATCGCATCGAGCTTTTCCTGAGCCATCTTCGCGGCCCAGCTGCCGGGGCTGTCGCGAATCGTCTTCTCTAGCTTGGCGATTTGTGCGGCCCGGCCACGCTCGGCCTCGGCTGCGGCGTCGGCAGCCTTCTGCTCAGGTGTGCGGGCCGCCAGCCGCCGGTTCATTTCCGCGGTCTGCTCATTGCCCAGCGCCGTGCGCCGCCGTTTGTTGAGGTAGTTGATGTTCTGCCTGATGCCGTCGATGCGAGACTGCCGCAGCGCCGCAGTCGATGCGCCGGTCAAATCGGGGTTTTCCAGCTCCCGCTTCAGGGCATCGATGCGGGCCTGCAGCCGTTCAGATTCCAGCTGCGGCGCCTTTGTGTCGGCGGGGATCTCGTTGGGTGCGTGCACCTTGCCGCCCACCAGGATGTCGGTGGACTTCGGCGTCGCGTTGCGCAGCTTGCCGTCAGCTCCCAGAACCTTGCCCTTCGGGACCGTGGCAGGCCCGCCCGCGGCGATGCGTTCCCGGCGCCTGGCCAGGTTCAGGGCGGCCGAATAGGCGTCCTGGTTGGGGAAGTGTGCCGCGCGGGCGATTACCTCGGCAGAAGACGCTGTGGGCGGCAATCCGGCGTGATGGTTGGCCTGCACAGCCTGGGCGGTTTCGATCAGCCGCGCAGCGTCTTCGGCGTGCTGCTTGGCGACGCGTCGCGAGCCCGGCGCAATGGACTTGTTGGTCGAATCGGCCTTCGCACGGGCCAGCCGCTGCTGCTGCGCAGCGATCACGTCGTCGGCGGTTTCGGGCGTGATGACCGGCGACCCGCCGCCGGGGCTGCGCACCAGCTTGGCGGTGGCATTGCCGTTGGCGACGGCCGCGGCGGTGTCACTCTCGCGGCGCGCAGCTACGCGCGCTTTGAATTCCTCGGCGGTGCCGCCGCTGGCTGGTGACTTCGGCGCTGGCGTGCTCGGCTTCGGCGCCAGTTTCGGCGCTGCGCTGTTAGTTGTCGGCGCCGAGGGTGTCGGCCCACGCATGGCGTTGATGCGCTCGCGGGCCAGCTTGGCGGCCAGGCCGTTGGGGTTCTGGGCGATGATCTTCTGCAGGCCGCGCAGCTCTTCGGCTTCCATCGGGTGCGGACGCGACAGGTTCTGCTTTGGCGGGTGGAACTTGCGGCGCTTCTCTGCGCTGATCCTGGCGGCCTTTTCGACCGCGGCGATTTGCGCTGGAGTGCCCCAGATTTCACCGGAACGGGTGCGAAGGAAGCTCATGCGAACGTCGCCCTCCCGGTTCTCTTCTTCGGCAATTTCCCGCTGTTCAAAGCGATCCGGGCGCCCATCACGGCGCCCACCATGCAGACGGCCAGGTCAACCAGCTTGTTGCTGTCGCGGGTGACCTTGCCCAACGAGGTGCCCCACGGGTTCGGCCGCATACGCGCGTTGTGTACATGGGTGCGCAGAATCGGGTTGCCATCGTGGCGAAGCGGGCCCATCAGGCCTTCTTCGTCAACCCACTTGGCGACCAATTCGGCTGCCTCAGTGAACATTTGGTTTCGCGTCTTCGCGCCGAATGTCGACAGCCTCATGTCGAATAGGACGCTGTTGCCGATCTTGGCGCCGCCGGTGGCCCAGACCGGCAGCTTGGCCTGGAAGTCCCGATGCCACCCGTCGATGACGTGCATCCAATACAGGTGTTCTTCGGATTCGTCCTTCGCCGGTGACGGGTCCACACCAAACCAACACACGTCGTAGCGTTCGAATGTCGCGCGCACCTTGGCGTCGACTTCCTCGCGCGGGACTAGCCACGGCTTGCCGCGGCGCCAGTTGTGCGGCTTCTGCCAGACACTGTCGCCATCGGGCATGAAGATGAACATGTCGGACAGGCGGCAGGCCACCAGGCCGGTGGCGTCGCCGGACTTCGTACAGTCCAGAAACATCGCGATGCGATCGCCATCGGCCACGCTGCGGGTGTCGACCAGGGCATCGAACTTCGTTGGTTCGACCCAGCTTTCAGCCTCGGCGCCCAGGCCGTTCAGGAAGTAGCGAATGGTGTCGGCAACCGAGGTGCGGCGGTCCATCATTTCGTCGCATATGCGTTGCTTGTCGATCCATGGCGCGTCGGAATAGGCCGCCGTGACCCCGGCCATCCGGCCTTCCTGGGTCAGAATGTCGGTGCCGGGCGGGGCTTCAACGCTGTCGTACAGGATGTCTTTGGGCCCGAAGTAGTTGGGCCGCTGCTGATCCTGCCAAGCAAGGTATGACTCTTCGGCCACCGATCCGGCGCCCTGGGCGTGGGCGTTGGTGTACTCCACCAGCCGGGCCTGGATTTCGGCCGGGCTCTTGGCGACGTTGCGGCGGGCCATCGCGGCCACCTTGGCGCCACCCGATGACTCTGTCGCGTGGTGACTTTCGTTCAGCGCGATGAATGTCGCCGGGTCGCCTTCGCCGCTGGCTTCCGAAGATGTCGGGATCTCGAATCGGCCGCCGGTGCCTTTGATCAGCGTGCGGGTTTCACCGCAGTCCAGGCCGTAATAGTCGCGGGCATCCCTGCCCCACATCGCGTTTGCGACGCGCAGCACGTCCTTCGACTGGCTCTCGCTGTTGGACAGCACCTGCACCAGCGGCATGCGCCGCGGCCGGGCAATCGGCGTGCCAGTCTTGTCGTCCCAGTCGTACAGGTCTACCGGGCCGCATAGCTCGGTGTTGCACATCGCACCGGCCATCGGGTCTTTGCCGGTGCCCTTGGCGCCGCGCTTGACACCCGATCGGTAGATGAATCGGCCGGTGACCGGGTCAACGGCGTACCACATGATCAGGAAGCGCTTCTGGCCCGGCGTCCAGGTCCAGTGCTCACCGGTCAGGTGGTGGATCAGCCCGGGGGCGCCGGTGCGCCATTCAGACCAGTCGATAATCGCGGGCCCCAGGCTGGAGTTGACCAGCGCCATCTTCTCGTCGGGGTCGTCGGGCCAGGGCAATGTGGTCCAGGCGCCGGACCCTTCGTCAACCCGGTAGCCGGGCAGCAGAAGATCAGAGGTTGCGGTAGTCATCCAGGCCGACAACCTTCGCCGTGCCGCTTGGCGGGTCGATGTAGCGGACCCGGATGTCGCGGCGGTAGTCGGCGGTGGTGCCCATGACCTTCTCCCGGTTGCGCAGCTCGCTGGCGTACTGGACAACCGGTTCCTGGTCGAAGCCGCCCATCATGGCCGCGGCAATCTCGATTGAGTCGAAGGCGAATTCCCAGTCGGCCTCGGTCCAGGTGGCGGCGTGCGGCATTGTC